TGATAAGTATGTAGGACACCATGAGAGTCATATGGCAGCAGGATATTATACTGCCCCTTTTAAAGATGATGTAGTATGCGTTGTAATAGATGCAATCGGTGAGTATGATACAGCAAGCATTTGGAAAGATGGTGAGAAGGTATGGAGCAAAACATATCCAGACTCACTAGGATTATTCTATAGTGCTATCACGAAACGCATAGGATTAAAACCAAACGAAGATGAATACATAACAATGGGTATGGCAGCGTATGGAACGCCTTGTGTAGATATGGGAGACATAATGCACACAAATCTGCACAAAGGAATACCATTAAAGAAATGGTTTTGGAATACACCTGAAGACATAGCCGCTTCAGCACAGTTGTTTATCGAAAGCGAGATACTAGATATCATGCGTAAGGCTAGAGAGTACGGAAGTAAATTAGTTTATGGAGGTGGAGTAGCATTAAACTGCGTGGCAAATTCAAAAGTAAGACCATTGTTTGATGATATGTGGATATTTCCAAGCCCAGGAGATGCTGGGAGTTCGCTAGGAGCAGTCTTAGCGTATACAAAGCAAAGAATAGAATATAAAGATTGCTTTCATGGATATAATATAGAAAGAGAATTAAATCCAATAAAAGTAGTTGAAGAATTAATAAATAATAAAGTAGCAGGAGTAGCAAATGGAAAAGCAGAATTTGGGCCTCGTGCACTTGGTAATAGGAGTCTGCTTGGTGATGTGCGTTACGACATTAAAGATACAGTTAATGCCATTAAACGCAGACAGAAGTTTCGCCCTTTCGCACCAGCGATTTTGGAGGAGTTTGTAGATGAATACTTTGAAGGATACACTAATGAGTATATGCAGTTTACTTCTCAGGCTAAGCATGATTTTAACTCGATCACCCACGTCGATGGAAGTGCCAGAGTCCAAGTCGTTAGAGCTAACTCTAAGTCAGCATTACGACCTATTTTAGAAGAATACTATGAAGTTACCAAAGTGCCGATGTTGTTAAATACAAGTTTAAATATAAAAGGACAGCCCATGGTTAATACTTGGGATGAGGCATTAGATTTTCAACACAAGTATGGAGTAAAAGTATTTTGATTTATTGGAATGGATGTAGCTTTGTGCAAGGTATGGAAGTCGCTAAGATTAGAGACCAGTTTGTATCATTAGTTTCTAATGAATTTAATCAGAACTGGATTAGACATTCTAAAGTTGGCGGAAGTAATGATAGAATACTTAGATGTATTATAGATGACTTCTGTAATCACAGTAAAGGTATATTGGGTAAGGCATACAATTCTAGTAATAGAGATACTGATATTTTAGAGTATGATACTGATGGGAATAAAGCAGATTTGGTTATTATACTTTGGTCTGGAATAAACAGAATGGAATACCTAAATCCTAATACTAAAACTTGGAGACAATCGGCTTGGATTAGACATCGTATGGCTCCTAGATACCCCTACAAACTATCAGCCGATTCACACATACACTACCACCCAGACATGACAAGAAGTATGCATAGCGGACTAGAAGGATATGCTAAGGATGTTCGTTTTGGAACGTACAACCTATTACAAAGTTTAAATTATATGATTTCAGTAAAGTACATATTAGAATCAAAAGGAATACCTTACTTGTTCTATAACTTAAGTGATGGGCAGATAAACCCAGTCAAAAAGTCAATAGACGATAAAAGATTTGAAGGCGCAAATATTACTTGGCATAATCATCAACTAAATTGGGCACAGTATTGTAAAGAGTTACCTCACCTAGAAGGAGAGGGCTTTTATGATATGTGCAAAAGAAACGATGTGCCATTTGGACCAAAAGACCATCCCTTAGAGGAAGGAAATAGGTTAATGGCAAACAGAATTATAAAGGATATATATGATAAAAAATTCGATAAAGTCTTTAGTAAAGAAAATTAAAGCACTATGGTTTCAACTTAGAAATCGAAACAAGTACATAGAAGATACTCACATCTATGAGGACTAATAATTACTCTGATGTGAAGTTTGGGTGTACCAAACAAAAAATAGTTCTTGACAGATGCCCAAACTTTTTGTATAATATATTATATATTTAGAAAGGAAACCGTAAGTGAAACAAATTATACCACCAACTAACTGTCCTTGTTGTGACTCTACATTAGAGTTCATTAACGACCAGTTATTTTGCAAGAACACTCAGTGTTCTGCACAGTGGGATAAAAAAGTAGTTAACTTCGCTTCCACACTAAAGATAAAAGGGCTTGGACCTGCAGCAATTACAAAGCTGAATATCCAAGACTACGCTGAATTATATGAATTAACTGTAGAAGATTTGCAGTCAAGACTAGGTTCAGTTAGATTAGGAGAGAAACTCTTTATAGAGATTCAGAACTCAGAATCGTTGCCGTTGGTTAAGATACTACCATCGTTTTCGATTCCGCTTATCGGTCGTACAGCTTCTCAAAAATTATGCAATAGTATATCTCATATTGAAGATATCAGCGAGAAAACATGTAGCGAAGCGGGACTCGGTCCGAAAGCAACTGCTAATCTAATTAACTGGTTAGAAACTGAATATTACCCCAATGACTACAACAACAGCCTACCTTTCAACTGGAATAATAAAATAGTAGAAAAGACAAAGGTTTCAGGTGTTGTTTGTATTAGTGGTAGACTAAAAAGTTATAAAACTAAAGCTCATGCAGAGCAAGTGCTTAGTCAATATGGATTTGTCGTAAAATCAAGTCTGACAAAAGACGTGACCCATTTGGTAAATGAGTCTGGAGTCGAGTCAGCAAAAACACAGACAGCTCGTGAACGAGGTGTCGTAATTATAACCAACCTAAAACATTTATTAGAGGATTAATCAAATGGCATTACCAAAATGGACAGACGAAAGAACATCAGAATTGACTTCTTTTGTCGGTGACGAAAGCCCTGTATCACAGGCAACTGTAGCAACTGCTGCAGAACAACTAGAAACTTCAGTAAGAAGTGTATCTAGTAAACTAAGAAAAATGGGTTTTGATGTAGAACTAGCTTCAGCATCAGCAACTAAATCTTTCTCAGATGAGCAAGAAGCTACTTTAAGTAACTTTGTAACAGATAACTCTGGTTCATACACATATGCAGATATCGCTGCAAACTTTGAAGGCGGACACTTTAGTGCAAAGTCTATTCAAGGAAAAATTCTTTCTATGCAGTTAACAGAACATGTTAAACCTGCTCCTAAAGTTGAGACTGTTAAGTCTTACAACGAGGAAGAAGAAAGCCAATTCGTTTCAATGGTAAACGACGGAGCTTTCATTGAAGATATAGCTGAAGGACTTGGTAGAAGTGTAAACTCTATCAGAGGAAAAGCTTTATCACTTCTTAGAGCTGGGGAAATCAACGCGATTCCTAAGCAAAAAGAAACTAAAGGTTCAAGCAAAGCTGATCCTTTAGCAGACCTAGACATCGATGGTATGACTGTCGACTCTATTGCTGATACAATCGGCAAAACAGTAAGAGGCGTGAAAACAATGCTTACTAGAAGAGGTCTACAATGTGCTGATTACAATGGCGCAGCTAAAAAAGAAATAGGTTAATCTAACCTTTTCACCTTCGCGAGAGGCTCTACGGAGCCTTTCGTATCTTATAACCACTAAATTGTCTTGGGAGATTCAATTTGACACTAGAAAGTGCATTACTGAAGCAAATCTTGTCGCTTGGCGATTTTGATACTTGGAACGGTTTAAAACAACATTATTTTCCTGAAGGAGAATACCGCAAAATATGGGGTATTGTTGATAAACATGTAGCAAAGTATAAAAATCTACCAACATTCGAAGAACTAAAACTAGAAGTTCGTTCTTCTGAATTACAAGAGAAAATATACGCTATCGAAACTGTTGAGACAGATGTCGATGCAGACCTATTGCTAGATTATCTCAAGAATCAATTTACCCAATCAGAAATACTAGGCTCAATCGAGTCGTATGTAGAAAACCAAATCGCAATATCAGACGCTAGAGAGAACATTGATTTACTTCAAGAGATAGTTGTGTCTGTAGAAGATAAAGTAGATACTCAAGATGCAAATGAGAGTATGGAAACGATTGAGTTGTTTGATGATGACGAGGCTTATAAGAAACGAATTACTTTAGGATTGAATCAAGACTTCGACCTAGAGTACTCATTCAAATCAGACGAGCTTGTATTACTTGGTGCTAAGTCAGGTGGTGGTAAGTCTCTCGTTTGTTGTAATGTTGCTAGTACAGTACGAAAACAAGGTCGTAGTGCTTTATACTTTACAATAGAAATGAGTAGTAAAGATATTCTACAAAGAATAGTAGCAATCGAAACCGAAGTAGATGCTAATAGATTGATACATCAGAATCTAGAACCACATGAATGGAACAAAGTAGGAGAATGGTGGGCAGGCAGATTTGTAGATGGAGAAGAAGTATTATCTAAGTATGATAACTTAGAAAAAGCTAACTTCAAAGAGTTCCATAAAGAATTAGTCAGAAATAAAATTGACTACAGTAAACCACAAATAGAAATTTATTACGACCCAGCTCTCACCACAGCAAAAATTGCTAGTGTTGTGAGACAGAATTTAGCTAAGTTACATAATCCAGGTGTTATTATTATAGATTACTTAAACCAAGTAAAAAGAACTAACAATGTAAAAGCAGGTCAGTATGACTGGACAGAACAGATAGAGATATCTAAATATTTTAAACAGTTGGCACAGGAGTATGACACAACTACTGTTACAGCGATTCAAACGAAAGCAGATGGTTCTGCTAAATTTTCAACCAATGTCGATAATGCTGTAGATGCCTTCTATAGTATTGACCATTTTGACCAGTCGGATGCAATGAAGTTCTCTTGTAAGAAAAGAAGAAACGCAAGAGTTGTAGGCTTCACGAGTGAGATGAATTGGAGTACACTAAAGGTTGGACCTCACACTGCGTTAGACCCAGACGAGAAAGCTGAGATAAAAGAAACTATGGGAACAGGAGAAAAGGTAGATGATGTACCTTGGTAACAGATGATATTATATACAGAAGAACAACTAATGATTGCATACACTCGACATTTAAGAGAAGTGCAAAAACTACAACATGTCCCAATGCCTACATATGAAGAATTTAGATTAATCTATGAAGATGAATGGACACAAAGATACAAGGAGATGAACGATGGCTAAAAAAGATGCAACACTAATAATGAAAGAAGTAAAAGCTGGAGGCACTTTCAGAGCCTTACAAGAAGCAAAAAAGCGGATAGATAGAAAACAATGTGCATTATTATTCTGTCAAAACAGTATAGATATTAAGAATCAAGAGATAGCAGCAGCAATAAAAGTAGGCATACCAAAACAAGATATTATAGATGTTACAGAGTTAAACAGTTGGAAAACTAAAGACTTTCTAAATGAAAATAGTTGGAGAGGAAAACTTTTTATATGTAATAAAAATCAAGTTTACTACCAACCACTCATGGCTTTAGCACCAAGTATTTTTCCTAATGCTCTTAGAATACTAGATGAGTATGATGTGGAAAATACCGGTCATACAGATGGATTACTAGAAGCTATAGAAAATATAAAACAAGGTAAAAGTACTAAATATTCTCAAATAGACCAAGGTCTGCTAAATATAATTGGTGAGCACGATGAAGATAATCTATGGTTAGTAAGTGCTACACATTCGGCTGGGCTTATTTCTAACTGGTCTTTTAAAGTTATAGAACTAGACCCCTGGCACGCTAACTATAAAGGTATGAAAGATCATAAAGAAGTAGAAGTAGCAAACCCAACAATGAGTACTTTACTAGAAAATGCAGAGCTCACAGGAGCAATAAGAGATTATGTATTAAAAGCTACAACAAAATATAAACTACTAATAAATACAACAAAAAGAGTAAATAGTGGTGAATCAGAGATAGTAACTCATGCCAGGATAGCTGCTGCTTGTAGAGCATTAGGAAAGATAGCAATAGAAGTAAACGGCAGCAACCCATATGACTCAGCAAAATGGGATGAAGCAGAAATAGTAATAGGAGGAGCAGTTTTTGATAGAACTTTTGAAGCAAGAGAAGTATACACACAAATCACTGCATATAGTAGTACTGGATGGTATGGCTCAATAGAGCAACAAGAAAGGCTTTGCGGTGTAAAAGATGACCCAGATTATCAAACTGTACTTATACTTTCAGAGGATGACATAAAGAAAAGAAAAGAAGTATTAAGAGTAAAAGAATTAATTACTCCTGAACTTATGGAAATGACTTGGGAAGAAAGAAAAGATAAGCTTCCTGACTTTGTGATGAATCCTTACCCAGGAAATAAAAATAATGGTGGAAAATTAACTCGTAAAAATAATAATAATTATGAAGCATTAGTTAATTTAAAGGTACTACCCAATGGCAAACCTGACTTGAGTGAATTTAGACAAAAAGCAACAATATTATCAGAGTTTAGATTAGATGATGGCAAACCTGACGGCACTGGATTAAGTATGAGAGATATGCACGGTTATGGAAATAAATGCTCTATAGATATTGCAACATCAAAAAGAAGTGCAGGGGAAGTAAAACTTCGTTTAGAAGCGAATAAAAAGAATAATTTGGGATTAGCAGAGGGAACAAGAATCTCAAACTATAATAAGTTTATTCTAGGAACAAGAGAGGAGAGGCTAAGAAGAGTAGAAGAGCTGCCTAAGGAGTTATTTCTAGATGCTCAATTTGATAAAGAATATCAATGGTACACAGTTTATACAAAGAAAAATACAACAGGAACAAGACAATATATAAAAGAGGAAAATTATGGCGGATGATAGAGTAAGTAGAGAAACTGCTGAGATTATACCTCTCCCACCACACACATGGTATGTAAAAACCGTTGGCTGGATGCTAGAACAAGCAAAAGTAAAAGAGAATATAGAAAATGTTCCACCCAACGAACCATTAACAAACAGTCTGAGGCAGCATGGAATCAAATCTCCCATTCTATGCATGCCCAACTGGTACCCCATTGCCGGCTCTCAAAGAATGAGAGCCGCGGTGGACTTACCTGAGATACACAACCAAGAAATAAGAGTCTGCCGCTTCGATCAGGAGTGGTGGCTTTTATATTATCTATGGGGAGATACAGATTTTAGAGACAAATCCATAGCAGTCTGGTTCCAGATGGCAGAACTAGTATGGAAGTCTAGATACTATGAACATGAGGTTGACCCAAGTGGTATGGACATGAGAGAGTTCGAGCGCATTGGAGATAAACTAAAATGGAAACATAACAAAGACGACGATAAGTGGAAATAATAAGTCACATACCAAAAATAATTCTTGACACGGGGTTAAAAAATTGGTATAATATATATAATTATGACAGCAGAAGAACTATTACAAGAGAAAGGATTAGCGTATCAGCTTAGCGGTAAAGACGCTAAAGTTTGTTGTCTAAACCCAGAACATGATGACTCAAATCCGTCAATGAGAATTGATAGAATTACTGGAGTCTTCAACTGTTTTTCCTGTGGTTTTAAAGGTAATTTGTTTACGTACTTTGGAGCACCTTCTAGCCCTTTAGAAGTGAGGCTCCATCGTATTCGTGAAGCAATAACGAAAGTCAAGTCTCAAACAGTAGGTATTCAATTACCTAAGGAGAGAATAAGATGGTCAGGTGGACCGCTCAGAAATATCTCAGAGGATACTCTAAAGATATGGGATGCGTTTACTTGGAACACTCCTAAGTTTGAAGGCAGAATTGTCTTTCCAATCAGAAACATCACAGGAAAAACTGTTGCCTTAATCGGAAGATTAATCAGTGAAGCAGGTATGGGACAATCGAAGTACTATATCTATCCTGGCGGGGCGGAAATGCCCTTTTGCCCTGCTAAGGTAAAACCAATACAAAACAGAGTAATTCTAGTTGAAGGCATATTTGATGCCCTTAACTTATGGGACAAAGGTCTTAAGAATACTGTCTGTTGTTTTGGTACGCAACAAATAAATTGGGTAAAACTATCCTTACTAAAAATGCAAGGCGTACAAGGAGTAGACATCATGTTTGATGGAGACGAAGCAGGTAGCAGAGCTGCAGAAGCAGCCAAAGGTCTAGCTGAGAAACTTGATATGTCAGCAAGGATAGTAACTTTACCACCTAACACAGATCCTGGTAACTTAAATCGTGACCAGATAGAAAGACTTAAAAAGAAATTGTATGGCGAATAACTACAAAAATTGTGCTACTAACCGCTCCACAAATGACTTGTGGACTGAGTATGACTATACTTTTTGTGAAGAACAAGAGTGGGATATAGAGTTCTGCTCAGATACATTAGGAAGAACGCCAGTATCAATTAGAAAGGCTAAACAGAAGTATAATCTAACTTTCCATAAACCTTCCCTATGGGAGAAAGGTGGTAAGAGATGGCATCCTTTAGCTAAAGAAATATTATTTGAGTATAAGAGAAAACATATAGAAGATAAAACTCCTATACTACAAGATGAATGGTTCGAGATACAAAAGAGATTAGAAGAAGTAGAAGGTTTCTACAGAAACTATAAGCAATGCGATATGCAGACTGAAGCTAAACGAATGGTTAACCATCGTCAGACTGACTATGAGAGAGCTACTATTCATATAGATTGGATAGTAACAAAAGAACCTACAGATGCCAAAGACACTATAGAAGTAGAGTGTCCTGTAGGTCATAAGTTCACACATCATTTTTATGCGTGGACAGACAAAGACATAGGCTGTCCAGCCTGTGCAAGAAAGGAAAATACAACATTGTACTTTCTAGATTTTGGCGAATTTGTAAAGATAGGAATAACAGTTAAGACCCCTGAGAAAAGATTTCAAGGCATACCTTTCGAGACAATACAAACAATGAATAATATAAGTTGGGGACACGCCCACTATATAGAACAACAAATTATTAAAAACAACAAAGAGTTTGCAACAGAACCTGAATTACTAGTAGGCAATGGCTCAACAGAGTGTTTCACTACTGATGCAAAACAATCAATTTTAGAGGAATTAAAACAATGGCAATAGCAATAATAGAAACAAAGATGTCTTCTACCAACTGGGATAGATACTTTGATTTTGAGGTAGACCGATATGCTCTATGCTCAAATTCTAGTGTCAAAAAAGTCTTGAAAAAAGATGTAGATATAGAAATAGATATCGATGCGTATGATTGGCTCATTCTTGTAGGTTCAGAAGCCTTCAAAATGTATACAAAAAAGACATCGGTAACAGAGTTCAATGGAAAAGTTTGCGATTCTAAGTTTTTAGGTTTAATTAATCCCGCAATGATTAAGTTCAAACCAGAAGCAAAGACAGAATTCGAGCGTGCAGTCGATAGTATATCGAAATACGTAAGCGGAGAACTTAAACAAGAGAGACTCGGTGAAGATAAGTGTTATGGAATCACAGAAACAAGTGACCTAATAGTTTATCTTAATAAAGCACTAGCAGATAAGAAAGATTATGTCGCACTAGATAGTGAGACTTCTGCTTTATATTGTAGAGATGGCTATATGCTAGGATTCTCTATGTCTTATGAAGCTGACCATGGAGTTTATGTTGACTGTGAGGCAATTGACGAAGAAGCTGAAGCTCTCATGCAAAAGATATTTGATACTAAAAGAATAGTATTTCATAATAGTAAGTTCGATTTACAATGGTTTGAGTATCATTTCAACTTTAAGTTTCCAAAATTTGAAGACACAATGTTAATGCACTATATGTTTGACGAACAACCAGGAAAGCATGGACTTAAACAGTTAGCAATCAAACACACACCATATGGAGATTACGAACAAGAGTTAGACCAGTGGAGAGAAAGTTATTGTAAGACTCATGGAATACTCAAAGGAGATTTCAGTTATGACTTGATACCATTTGAAGTAATGAAAACATACGCAGCGATGGATGCAGTAGTTACTTTATTATTGTTTGAGAAGTTTGAAGCTCCTCTTAGAAGTAATGACAAACTGTATTGGGTGTATAAGAATCTACTCATCGAAGGAGTAAGGTTCCTTAAAGATGCAGAGTCTAACGGTGTACCTTTCGATAGAACTAGACTAGAGTTTGGACAAAAGAGAATGAATGAAGATATCGAGAAGGCAGTTGCAGAACTATACAAGTTTCCAGAAATAAAAGCTTACGAGAAAGCTAAA